ATTTTAATAAATATAATGAATTATACGAAAAAAAATGGTTTAAAATTTATAGAGGACAATTATCTCATATTAAAACTTTAGGTTATTCTTGGACTATTAATAAAAAAGTTGCAAAGTTTTTTGCTAATAGACAATACAATCCTTTAATTTTAGAAGTGCAAGGTTACGATAAGGAAACAATTAAAAATATTAAACCAATAATATTAGAATCAAAAATTAAATTTGATGATTTGTTTTTATATATAAATGACAGAAATGAAGATGAAATATTTGTACCTTTTCCAAAACAATTAAAAACAAAAATAATAGAAATTTAAAATGGAACTTAAAAACAAATTAGAAAAATATAATATAAAACATTTTTCTGCCTCGCAGCTAAACATACCATTAAATTTATGGTGGTTTAAATATGTTAAACTTACAGCCGAAGAAAGAAAAAAAATAGAGTTTGGTGTCGCTGCCACATCTGGAAATGCAATACATGACGCATTAGATCTATCTTTGCAAAATGTAAATCCTAATACATTTGAATATGACCAAGAAACAATAGATTTAATTTTTGATGAAATAGGTAATCGTATAGACGAGCATATACCTGTAGATGAAAATGATGAGCTTAAAATACAAGGTTGTAAGGAACACTCACCGAAAACAGCACAAAATATGCTAGACGCTACTATTGATGTATTAAAAGAAAGACGTGGAGATGATTATAAAGAAACAAAACATAAAACATTTTTAGAAGGCAATTTTGAACAACAAATTTTATGGCAACCAAAAGAATTGGTTGTACCTATTATTGGATATGCCGATATGTTAGTTAATTACCCAAAAACAATAATAGAGTACAAAACACTTCAACCAAGACTGGGTGCTGTAAAAAAAGATGGGAGTAGAGGCTTTTCCGTTGCCTCTATTCCTGTCTTACCACGCATAACATATTTAGAACAAATTACTATATATTGGGAAGCTATGAACAGAGAATATTATCCTATTATTATTGTTGGTAACAAAAACAAAGCTCAAGTTTTTCACCCTGAAAATTGTCAAGAAATGTCATTTGATAATATGGAGATATATTCTAAATCAATGATAAAAAAAGCAAAAATTAGACAATCATTACTAATGATAGACAATCCTATAAATGTTTTAGATATACCTGATTTTGAAACTGATTTTTACTGGAATATAGGTAAAGAACTAGAGGATAAGGCAAAAGAATTATGGCTAAAGTAGTAAAACCAAAAAAATATAATGTTACCATAAAACAAACTATTACTATTCAGAGAAAATTTACTGCTTGGAAACCAGAACAAGCATTAGAAATGGCAAAAGAAGATTACTGGGATATGCCGCCAATGAAAGCAAAGCATTTAATTACACACATGCCAATGACAGCAGAAGTAGAAGAAGTGTAATGACAATAAATGTTAAATCAAAAATATGGGAAAGAAATTATAATTTAATGGAGATAAAGTTGGCAAAAAGATTAATAGATGGCAGAAAGAACGCTAAAGGCAAAAGATATAGTCATAGACCAAAAAGGATTAAAAACTCATGGTATTGCCAAGAAACTAAAAGTTGGTACAGGAAACCAGATGGACAAGAATAAAAAATTTCACGTTGTTGTTCAACAATTATTAGATAAATATGGTGAATTTTCTTGGGAAAAACATTGGCGTGAAAGAGAAAAAAGAATGGAAGAAGTTTGGGGCGGTAAATGGAAAGCTGTAGGTAAAGATAACCACATGAAAACTATGACAAAAATAAAAGATGGAGATAAAGATGAATAAAAACACAGTGTTTGAAACACTAAGTACGATTAATATTAATAAAAAAGATATAGAAAAAAAAGGTCAGTTTAATTATATATCATGGGCTACTGCTTGGCATGATGTAAGTAAAGTTTATCCAGATATTACTTATAATAAAAAATTAAGTGATATAGATGGTTTTGTATCAGTTTCTATTACGATAGAAGGTAGAACTCTTACAGAGGAGTTTCCTATTTTAGATTACAAAAACAAACCTGTTGCACAACCTAATGCTTTTCAAATTAATACTGCTTTTCAACGAGGTCTTGTTAAATGTTTGGGTATGTTTGGGTATGGATTGTTTATATATAAAGGTGAAGATTTGCCGCCTGACAATGTTTCACATGAAACAATAGAAAAAAAATCTAATTTAGAAATTCTTACAGATGAAAGTAATAAATTAACAGATGAAAATGACCATTTAGAAGAAATGGAAAAAGAAGGTTACAGATTTGCTATTGATAATATAAAAACTTTAGATGAGTTAGAGGTTTGGGGAAAAAATAATGCAACAAAGATAAATAATTCAAATCATGCAGATTATGTAAGAAAAATTTATGCAAGTAAAAGAACTGAATTAAATGAAAGAGTTTAACAACAAAAGGAGAATATTATGAACTCATATAACACTACTGGTAATCTTGCCAACGATCCAGAATTAAAAAAAGTTGGAGAAACATCTGTATTAAATTTTACAGTTGCTTCTAATATTAATAAAGACACTGTTGTTTATAATGATTGTGCTTTATGGGGTAAGTTAGGTGAAAGTCTATCTAGTTTTTTAACTAAAGGTAAACCAGTTACTATATTTGGTGAATTATCTGGTATTAACGCTTATGTTAAAAAAGATGGTAATGCTAACGCTACTATAAAGGTAAAAGTTAATCAACTTAAAATGCACGGAACAAATGAAACGCAAGATGCTGCTTCGTCAAATGTTGAACCAAATGATGATATACCTTTTTAAATGGAAGATGATTTAATTAATAATCCACCTCATTATCAAGGCGATAAGTTAGAGGCTTTAGACTCTATACGAGCCATGCTTGGAGCAAAAGTTTTTATTGCTTATTGTCTTGGTAATGTCAGTAAGTATGTTTGGAGATGCACTAAAAAAGGTAATTTTGAACAAGACTTACAGAAGGCTAAATTTTATATAGATAGAGCTATTGAAGAAAATGATAAAATTAAAAAATAAAGATTGTTTAGATAAAACGATTGAAAAGATATGTGATGATTTTAATGTGTCGTCTATTGATTTAATTTCACGCAGAAGGGTAAAAGAACTATCTATAGCTAGATGGTTAATATTTAATTTATTAAAAACAAACTCAATATTAAGTTTAGTTGAGATTGGCAATAAGTATGACAAAGATCATACAAGTGTTATTCATGGCATACGAGAAATACAAATAAGAGAACCAGAATTAATTAGTAAGTATCAATCTGTTTATGAGGATTGTAAGGGGTAATTATTTCCAAGAGTCGCCTGACAGCCAAGACACAATAGAGTGTCGAGTGCCTAGTGTAAGAGGACATACTTTGTGCATTAGAAAACTGGGAAAACAGACTATATCGCCTTTATCTCTTGGTATAACAAAATCATCTTCATTATCAACATCAAGTCTTAAATCGCCACCTTGATAATCTTTTGTATCGCTTAATTGTATAATAGTTGTAATTTTTCTATTAGGTAACATAGTGTTAAGACTTTGCCAATTTATATCCATGTGATAATCATATTTGCCGCTAATACCATAAGTTAACATTTGTAAAGGTTCTGCAAAACCTTTTATGTCAAAACCCCAATATTTATTATTAACTGTACTAGCAAATTCACTAACAATACTAGCTACAAATTCAAGATCTTTGTCATCTGCGTCAAAAGCCTTTACGCTAACATTTCTGTAAGATTTATTGTCACCACCTGAAAGACCACCATCTTGTTCAGGTAACTTTTTTGTTAATTCAAAAATTTTATCTATTTCATTATCAGTCAAACACTGCTTTAAGTGACAAACCTGTGGTGTTGTCATTATTAATTAGTTTTTGATTTTTCAGTGGTAATTGTAATCTCTATATCTTGACCTTTTGGAACATCTGCATTTAAAAATATTCTTGAAGAACTACAACCAATTAATATAAATGTTGAAATTAAAATTGCTATAACAACATTTAAACTACCTAATGATAATTTTGTAAATATATTCATTCTTTATCCCTTTATTTTTAAAAGAAATTTTATCATGTGTTCGTTTTTTTTACAAGATAATGTTCAACACTGTTTGATACAGGAACTGTACCTTTTATCATGCCATTTATAGCTATTTTAGAAACGCCACAATTTTGCATAAGTTCTGTTTTTGATGTTCCAGTTTTTACTATTAGTTTGCAAAATACCTTATGATCCATTTCATTTTATAGTTTTTATTATATTACCTTTTTACAATCCGTTGAGCAAACCAAAACGAAATAATGCAGCTGAAAAGTGCTTGACTTTCTTCTGACCACGCAGCTTGAATTGCTTTTAATGGTTCGTCACCTTCTTGTATGCCAACAATGACCTGCGAAATAGTAACAACACAAAAAACCATAAACATACAATATGTAATGATAGGTCTAACACTTGCTGATAGAGCAGCAATAAATTTTGATGGATTGGCTTGGGAAAGTTGCTGGTCATGTTGATAAACAGCTTTTGTTTGTTCAGTCATTGACTTAACAGTTTCTTCTTTAATTTTTAAAGCAGATAACT